TATAGTTTATTAATAAATGGTATATGCCTATATTCAAACCAAAAAATACAAAAAAAATATTAGTTCCCCAAAATAGTATAATTACTTTAGATAGTAAACATACTGAATTGATACAGGAATTTGATGATAATGAACATAATAAAATTCCTGAATTGATTCATCGAAAAAAAATATTGAAAATTAAAATCTCTAAAGTTCAAAACCTTGATAAAAAATTAGAAATGAATGATGAAATAAAAAGTATAACAGATGAAATAAAAAAACTAAAACAAAAACGTAAAAAATACTATCTAGATAATTCAAAGTATATTTTTGATTATTTTGAGAATAAAAAACAAATAGAAGATGGTAAAAATAAGACAAAAAAGTTGGATAGTTTTTTTAATATTAAACCGAGTTCTAATGAAAATAAGGATCAATCAAACAATATTGAAAGTAGTGTACAAAAGTATTTATATAATGTAGATGAAGGATTTTTAGATATGAATAAATATGTAATGCAAAAAGATATATGTAGATTTTGTAATAAAGGTGAATTAATTCCAATTGAGCACGAAGGTGTTTTAGTTTGTAAAAACAATGAATGTGGTAAAAATGTAAGATATTTGGTTGAAAATGAGAAACCATCTTATAAAGAACCACCTAAGGAAGTTTGTTTCTATGCATATAAAAGAATTAATCATTTCAGAGAGATATTGGCACAATTCCAAGCAAAAGAAACAACACAAATTAATCCTGATGTTTTGGAGAATATAGAACAACAAATTAAAAAAGAGAGAATTTCATTAAATGAAATTACAACTCAAAAAGCAAAGGAAATATTGAAAAAATTAGGGTATAATAAATATTATGAACACATTCCTTTTATAAAAGATAAATTAGGAATTAAACCTCCAATTATGTCTCCTGAACTAGAAGAAACATTATGTAACTTATTTATGGATATACAAGGACCTTATGCTAAGTATTGTCCTGATGATAGGGTAAATTTCTTGAATTATTATTATACTGTTTATAAATTATGTGAATTGCTGAATCAAGATAAATTTTTACCATTTTTTCCTCTTCTAAAAGATAAAGAAAAAATGATAGAACAAGATGAAATATGGAAGAAAATTTGTGAAGAATTAGATTGGGAATTTATTCCTACTGTTTAATTCATAATAATATACTAATATATGTATTGAATTGATTGATAATAAATTATATTTATAATAATATAATAAATATAATTAATTTATTAAATATATATGTATTATATTATGAAACTATATAGAATTATAACAGTTAGTTTATTAAATGTATTTAATATTGTATCTACAAAAGATTATATCAAAACGAAATATGAATACTCAGAATATTCAAAAGAAATAGAATTTTCATCATTAGATTCATTAGAATTAGGAATTATAAATTATGGAAATTGGTGTGGTCCTTCTCATGGAGGATATCAAGATTGTTGTAATGGGAAACCATGTGAATCTTGTAAATTGAATGAAGGCATTTTGTATGTGCCTTCTCCAGAATGTTTAAACTCTTGTAATCCAATTGACGAATTAGATTATTATTGTGCAATTCATGATAAATGTTGTTTGTTAAACCATAACCTAAGTAACATTGAATGTTCTCCTGAAGGTAATAAATGTGAATGTGATTGTTTATTGGTTAAACAAGTATCTAATTTTGAATGTTCGAACTATTCTTGTAAATATTATAGCAAAAGTTTATTATATTTATTTAATAATCTATTATCATGCTGGTATATTGATGAAAATACAAATACTGAATATTGCAATAAGAATAATTTAAATTTAACAAATTATTGTAATGATATAATCATAAATGATATAATCATAAATGATATAGATAACAAAATAATTTTGTATTAGTTTAGATAAATACTCATTTCAACATTAACAGAACTAAATCCGCATTTTTCATAAAATGGTATATTTTTATCACTACAGTTTAATACAATTTTATAACATTTTTCTTTTTTAGCAATATTTTCTAAATAATTCAACAAAATTTTACCGTATCCTAACGTTTGAAAATGTTTATCAATGCAAACATCTTCAATATGTGCTACGCTTGATAAATTATGTATAAATTTAGATTCAATTATAATTGTTCCACACCCAATTATGTAATCGTTTTCTTTTTCGATCATTAACCAAATTTGAAAATATGGATATAATTTATTAATTTTTAAAAATCTTTTTGTGAATAAATAATTTTTATTTAAATCACTATCATCTGGTGGATCAATTGTATTTGATAGTTGTCTTAATAAATTAATATATGCATCAAGATAATTTAAATCAAGCAATTTAAATTCAATGTTAGGTAGATATCTTGACATTTATTATTATTCTATAGTGATATCGTAATATTATTTTAAATAATTATAATAATATTATTGGTTTTGTACATTAAAAATAGAATTCGACAGTTGTGTGATTCGAACACACGCAGGTTTCCCCATCAGCTTAGCAGGCTGACACCTTAACCACTCGGTCAAACTGCCTTATTAAATTTTAATTTATAATATTTCATAATATTTATTATTTATTTAATATGAATTTATAGTCTGGCAGGGAAACCAACTAAGTTAGCACCAATACCGAAACCAGCACCAGAACGAGCACTTACTGCCATAGATGGTAAGTAAGTATCTAGAATACTAAAGGTAGCAGCTGCGGTAAGAGCAATAAAACTAATTTCATCTAAAGATAAACTCTTTTTGGGGATAGCATAAGCAGCAATGGCAACGAAAAGACCTTCTACTAAATATTTAATAAGTCTTTTTAATAGTTCGCTAACATCAATTATGTTATTTAACATTTATATTAAATAATAAGAAAAAATAATTAATTATATAATTTTTAAAAAACTTAAAAGGAGGTATTTATATTAATATAAAATAATGTCTTTTTCTAAACCTTTGAATAACAATCAACTATATTCAAATGAAAATATTGTTCCTAAAGAACCTAATAGAAATCAAAATATTGAATATAGATATAATCTAGATGGAACTCAGAATCAAAAATATGTTGATTTATTAGATGAAGATAAACCGATTGCTGGACAGAAATTTTGCTGTATTTCATTTGTATCTCCAGAACATGTTATTAAGCAAAGAGAGATGTTTTATATGGAAGAATTTTTAAGTAATTGGGATTTTAGTAAATCTATGGAAAAGTTTACCCAATTTTTAAATTTCGTTTCTTATAAATATTCGCTAAATTTTGTAAATCTTCAAGATGATTTAACTGAATTTATTAAGGAAGAAAAACAAAATCTTCTAAAAAATACATTATTAGATGATTATAAAAATTATCTAGATGCAAATGAAGAGAGATTAGAAAAGGAATTCAATGAAATCAATAATTTCCAAACATCTGTTAGAGGATTAAAAGTTCGAGGTTGTTTTCCTACTCAAAAAGAAGCAGAATTGAGATGTAAATTGTTGAGAGAATTAGATCCTTATCATGATGTATATGTAGGTTCTGTTGGCGTTTGGATGCCTTTTCATCCAGATGCTTATAAGACAGGACGCATTGAATATTTGGAAGATGAACTCAATCAACTTATGCATGAAAAGAAGAAGAATGAAGAAAAAGCAAAAGAGGAGTTTGATAAGAGAGTAAAAGAAGCAAAAATGAAAGCAATTGAAGATAATAAGCGCAAAGCACTTGAAAGTGGAAATAAATTAACTCAAACAATTAATGAACAAGGTAATCTCATAAGTGTAAGAGATATGAATACTCAGGAAGATGCTTTAACTTCATCCTCTAATTCAGATGTAGTCACTTCTGCAGACATTAGAAGAGAATTGTTTGAAGGTGACAATATAGTAATATCTAAAAATTCAGATTATGGATTATCCAATCTTACAAATAGAACTGATTAAATGTATCTATAATATTATAATATTTTTCATAATAATTATTTATTTTAATAATTATTTATTTATTACTTTTGTACGTTTAAAAAAATTGAAATATTTTTTTTATCTTTATCAAAAGCATTCTAACAAACATCAACAACATGTGTGATATTTCCTTGGAGGAAAACAAAGCGATTGCGAGTCAACTTGCTATGAATATTCCTCTTAACGGGGACGTTATTAACATTATAAAATCATTTGTCTTCGAAGACAAGAATGTTTATATTCAAAAAAAACTACACAAACAAGCAATGCGGACAATTAAATCATCTATCGAATATGACAGAATCGAATACAAATCATATCAAACAGGAAATCTAGTAGGTCACTGGACGGTCGAGTTGTCATCAATTGAAGGGCATTTTCAGATGCAATGTTTGACCTGTCTTGCGTGCGGCAAGTATGTTAGTGTAAATAAATGGGATTTGCAAAACGACATCATGCACAATTCTTATATTGTGTGTATAAATGACCAGCATTAGAACTTAGCATTAGATAGCATTGGATTTAATAAAATATATTAAATGTAAGCATTTTTTAATTTGTTTGTTATATTATGTAAAATTATGTAATTTTTGACAAAATTGAATGATTTATATTATAATAATTAATCATTATATTATAAATAGAATGACAAGTCAAAAGGATACTAAAACGTGTGGGTTTTTAAATTGCAATAAAAAGTTAAAATTATGTGATATTAAATGTAGATGTGAGTTAACCTTTTGTTCAATTCATAGATTGCCAGAGACTCATAATTGTAGTTATAATTTCAAACTTACACAGTCTCAAATTAAAAATATGGAAGAAAACATGAAATGTGTAAATAATAAAATAATAAAAATTTAAAATTTACTTGTATTTGTAGTTGTAGTCTATTCATATTCCTAATATTTATAAATTTACCATAAATAAATATGACTTAATATTTTAGCATTATAATATCCATTTGATTTATTTATCTCATAATTAATTGCTTCTTTTCTATTGGTTATTCCGTGACTATGTCTACTATAGTAATTATATTGTCTTTTTTTATTGTTATGATTTTTATGAGCGTACAATTTTAAAGGTGTTCTATCTTTATATTGCTCATAATCAGATGCCCCAAAATGTAAAATTCTAATTTTACCGTTCATCAAATTTTTTATATATGCCATATATTTTTTGGAATGGTTATTGCTTTTCTCAAATTTAATTATTTTTTCTTTCATTTTCATATTTCTTCCTCCAACTTGTATTTTAGGTGTTTTTCTTCTTCCATATGATTTAGATTGAATTGCTAATTTTAGCGCCTTGCTATTTTTATTACATCCTGATTGAAGAATATCAAAATCAATAGAAGATGCTTTACTTCCAGTAATTGCACTTGCTAATCTTGCTCTTCCCCAGGATTGAGGTGTTTGATTAGGTCTTGAACCAGAAGAATAATAAGCACCCATTCCTTTATTAACGATTTTTTTTAAAGATTTTACAGAACATCCAGTTTTTTTAGATAATTCTTTATTAGGAATAATAGAATCTACTTTATAAACCTTAATTGCCCTATCTATATGTTTACTTGTTTTAGATTTAAACGAGTGTATATTTTTACGAGTATAATAAATTCCTTTTTTATAATTTTTTTTAGATTTTATTAATTCAAATTTAATTATTTTTTTATCCTTTTGTGTAACATTTTTAGGTATATAACGTTTTGGAAATGTATATACATTTGAATCTTTATTGTTCATATATATATAAAATATTTAATTTAAGTTACCAAGCTGATTTTTTTACACTTATTTTAGGTCCCGAACCTCTTTTTTTAACAGAACCAGGATCATACATATCTTCTTCATCGTCAGAATTCAATCCTTTAGAAACTTCCCAAAATTCTTTAGAACCTAATTTAAAATCAGGATGATTTTGCGCTTTATACCAAAAAATCTGATCTGATAATTTATTTGATTTTGCATTATTATTTATAACTAAACATTCAAAATTTTCAGTACATTGATCCATGACTTGACAAAAACTTTCAAATGTAGGAAACATGCCTGCATAATTTTCCCATATACGTTTTCGGTTTGTTATATAAGGTTCTCTTAATATAAATACATAGTCTATATTCGTTCTTAAATTAGGAGGTACACCCAAAGGATATTGCATTGTAATAATAAGCATTATTTTCCAATGTCGTCCGTTCATAAATAATAATCTCATCATTTTATCTTTAGTCCATGTATTATCATATAAGCAGTCATCTAGAATAACAAATGCTCTAGGATCAATATTACATTTTTTATAATTTTTAAGGTGTTTATTTACTTCTTTTAATACCATTTTTTGTCTTTTTAAAATATTTTCAATAATAGCAGTGCTATATTCATCATGTATAAATAATTTTGGAACATGTGCACTATAAAATCCATTTCCTGCTTCCGTTCCTGAAATAACTGTTCCAATTGGTATATCTTGATGATAATATAGCAAATCCCTCACTAAATAACTTTTACCAGTGTCTCTTCTTCCAATTAATACTACAACAGGACCTTTATTTTCATCTGGTTTAAAACTGATATTTTTCATATCAAATTTTTTTAATTCTAATGTCATTTTGAAAATCTATAAGAAATTAATATATATTTATATACGCAATAATTAGTTTAAATAATTCATTAAATTTATATTTTA